CCGCGAGGGACTGGTGGACCTCGATGGTCTCAAGCTCCTTGACCTCTCCAAAATCACGCAAAAAGAAGACGGGACCTTTGAGGGCGTGGAGGAAGTTTTCAAGGCGGCGAGGGAGGCGAAGCCGTATCTCTTCGGTGAAAAGGTAACCACCACTACCGGCACGAAGCCCGCGCCGAAGCCGGGAGACCCTGCACCGGTTGATGCCCGCAAGCTCACCAAAGAAGAGTATCAAAAGGAAAAAGACGCTCTTTTGAGCGGAGCAAAATAGTCGATATTCTCACAATCAACCGTCAGCCGGGAGCTGACACCCAGTGGAGCCGGGCGCTCAAGGGTTAAACAGGTTTTTGACCACTTGAAAGGAGCCACACCATGGGTATCAGTAATTTCCCGGCTGCACTCCAGCCCATCATCCAGCAGGGTTTCCTTGCCCGCGAATTCGAAGAGGGGCTCAGGTCCACTCTGGTTTTCCGCGAGATCGCAGACCGCGAACCCTTCCTCAACAAAATCGGCGAGACCATCACCAAAACCCGCGCCGGCCTCAAGGCCCCGGTCTCCACCTACGCCGACCCGACCGCCAACACCAACCTGGACAATGGCATGACCGCTTCCGGGTGGTCCGTGGAGCAGTACCAGCTCACCATCGGGATGCTCTGCGACACCCAGGACCTCAACATGGTGACCCAGAACGTCGGCATCGCCAAGCAGTTCCTGCGTAATGCCCGTGTGAACGGCATCCAGGGCATGCAGTCCGTGGAGCGCATGGCGAGAATGGCCCTCTACAACGCCTATCTCGGCGGCAATACCCGCGTCACCACCGCCCTGGTCGCCCCGGCCGCCACGATCTACGTGGACGACATCCGCGGTTTTCAGACCGTCATCTCCAACGGCGTGCAGGTGCCCGTCTCCAGTACGCATAAAATGGTCTGCAACATCAACGGCAACGCCTACAACCTCCAGGGCGCCGCAGCCGACGTAAGCAATATCTCCACGGCTTACGGCGGGATCTCCGGCACGCTCACCTTCGACGGCAACGTGCTTGTAGCGGATGCCGGCCTGAACTCCCCCGTGGTCTCCGCTGTTGCCCCCCTCGTGGTACGCCCCAACAACAAGGCCACCACCGCCGACCTGGTCACCGGTACCGACCTGCTGGCTTACCAGGATCTGCTCAACTCCGTCGGCTACCTGCGCGACAACGGCGTGCCGGGTATCGGGGAAGAGATCGCCACGGGGCAGGGCGTCTTCAACTGCTACCTGTCCAACTCCCACTTGCTTGCCCTCTTCAAGGACCAGCAGTTCCAGTACCTCTATCGCGGCAACCCGAACGACGACGTGCAGAAGCGCGCCGTTCTGGAAGATCTCCTGGGCCTCAAGTTCAAGCCGACCACGGAAGCCCCGCAGCAGACCCTCAGCGGTACCAAGATCAACCGCGCGATCGTCTGCGGGCAGGGTGCACTCGTTGAGGGCGACTTCCAGTCCACCGGCTACAGCGACAACTACGGTGAGAAGGCCCTGGTTGAAGTGGTTGACGGCATCGCCATGGTGACCCGCGAACCGCTTGACCGTCTGGCGCAGATCATCGCACAGTCCTGGTACTGGATCGGCGGTTTTGCTGTCCCGACCGACATCACGGCCAAAACCGACATCATCCCGACCGCCGGCAACTCCTACTTCAAGCGCGCCGTGGTCCACGAAACGGCCTAAGCTGCCAATCGCGGGAGAGGTTTCGGCCTCTCCCGCAAAGAGGGAATCATGGCACCCAAAACCTATGCAGAACTGAAAAAACAAGTCGCGGACATGAAGAAGGCCGAGGACGCCTTGAAAGCCGAAATCGCCCGGCTCACAGCCGTCGGCACCGATGCAGCCGCAGCCCTTGCAGCCAAAGAGGCCGCTGAAGCCGAAGTGGAGACGCTGAAAGGACAGATCGAACAGCTGACGGCGGGCATGGAGGGTGCCGAGAACCCTGTAATCGATGTGGCTGCCAGGGTGGCCGCCCAAGCCGAAATCGATTCCCTGAAAAAGCAAATCGACCAATTAACTGCAGAGATCGGGAAGGATGTCGGCACCGATGCAGCCGCAGCCCTTGCAGCCAAAGAGGCCGCTGAAGCCGAAGCATCAGAACTCCAGACACAAATTGACGAGCTTACCGCCCAAATCGCCCAGCTGACGGCGGAAGCGCCGCCGTCCATCTGGCTGGACCGTCCCTATGCTTTCTACGATGATGATGGAATATTCATGTCCTGGGAAATCGGCAAAGTCGAAGACGCTGACCACATCGAAATCCTCCGGGAGCGCGGGGTAATTTAATGGCCTTCACTGATGCTGAAAAAGTCGATGTCAGGCGACACTGCGGGTACCCGATGTTTGGGGATCAGCCGACGCAGGATTTCGGGTATCGATTCTACCAGCATTATCAGACCCTTGAATTCCGCATGCAGCACGCGCAACCGGAAGAAGAAACAGCTATCCGCAGCTACATAACCAATTGCAACACGCTGGAGCTGGCGCTCCTTGGATCATCCGCCAACCTCGATACCGACCAGGCGGCGGTTTGGAAGCACAACAAAAACGAAATCGGGGACCGGTCACAGCTATACGGTCTGTGGCGCCGGAAGCTCTGCGATTTCTTCGGCATTCCCTCGGGCCCCGGCTTCAAAACCGGCATAACCTTCGTGGTGTGACATGAATCAAGCGGCTCTCCAGCAGAAGGTTTACGACGGTTACGCGAAGGCTGCGCTCCGGATCGGTAAGGTCGCCGCGCAATACAGGCCTTCCGGCCCGTTCTTCACGATGGGCGCACCGCTGGCGTCTTTGCTGGTTGCCTTCACGACGAACATGGGATTCACGAAGTTCAACGCCTACGCGCATCCGGTTTGGACTTCCTTGCATGACGGCTCCCTGACAACCCCCGGCGATTACCTGGTGACCGAAGACGGTACCTGGTTCATCGCCGCGCAGCAATCGCTCTTGCCGATCCTGGCTGTGAGCTGTAACCGAGTCGCCAGTATGTTCAGGGTATCGCAAGAGAACGGAGTGGGGGTCATAGGATATGCAGGCGATACCGGCGCCTCGGAAGTAGCAATCATGACCGGCTGGCCATGCTCGATCCTTCAGGGTACCAAGGGAGAGAAGAACCCCGCGCAACTCCCCGGGGATGAAAGAACGCCCTGGTGGATTATCCTGCTCCCGGAGTCTGCCGGCACGATCCTGCGCAACGCCGACATCATCCAGGATGATCTGGGCCGCCGATATGTCATCAGCTCCCCCGAATTGACGGACCTCGGGTGGCGCTTAACCGCAAGCATGCAGGTGCCGTGATGGCTGACCTTGATGACGTCATGAATACGCTGACCAGCCTTATTGCCGAGGCCATCTACCCTAATGGAGCGTGTTACGCTTCGGCGGTCGGCGCCCCGGTTAAGATTTATCCCGGCTGGCCGGTGCCGAACGTGCTGGACGATGACATCAAAGCCGGCAATGCGCACGTTTCGATCTACCCCCGGCCCGAAGAGAGGAATACGACCAGGCACGCCGTAGCCTGGCAGGATTCAGCGGTCAATCTGGTGGCCGGCACAGGCACGGCGGTCAAGGTGGTAGGGGAGCAGGAGCGGCTTTTCCAGATGGTCATTTGGGCACCCACACCGGCAATCAGGACGGCCATCGCCAAGGTGGTTGACCCAGCGCTGAGGCAGGCCGAACGACTCGTGATGCCTGACAACACCTATGCCCGGCTCGTTTACAAGTCGAGTCCCATGTCCGACGTGTTGCAGAAGTCGACCATCTACCGCCGGGACCTGTTTTACACCGTGGAATATGCCACAACCGTCACGGGCGCCTTCTACCCGATCAAGAAAACAACGATTAACTTTACTCATTAAGGAGTCTGACCATGATTCTGATCGTCAAGGAACCCTTCGGGGGATACGGAAAAGGGGATGAGATCGTGGACCCGTCCACCGTCGCTGAAATCCTCGAATCCGATAACCAGCAGCATGTCGTCAAGTCGGCAAGGGTGGTGCTCCAATGATCATCAAAGGCGGCAATCTCAACATTTCGGCCATCAACGTCCCCGGCGGCTACGTGCAGGAAATCGCACCGCCCCCGGCACTCCAAGGCGCGCCCTCCAACATCCTCGGCATCGTGGGGGTGGGGAAGTGGGGGCCTGTCAACTCTCCAGTGATCGGTGACTACGCCGCCGGCTTGGCCAGCTTCGGCAACATGTCCACCCACGCCAACGACATCATGACGCAGGCATACCTCGCCGCGCTCCAGGGAGTGAACAACTTCCGATTCGTGAGGGTGACGGATGGGACGGACGTCGCCGCATCGGTAACCCTGATGGATGTCGCCAGCACCCCCGCAATCGGTGCCACCCTGACCTCCATCCACACCGGCACCGGCGGCAACGGTCTGAAACCGACCATCACGGCCGGGAATGGCACCGGCCTCTACAGCGTCATCTTACCGACCCCTAACGGCTCGCCGGAACAGTTCACCAACATCGGCGGCAGCGGGGCAACCTTCTGGACGAACTTGGTTTCCGCTATCAATAACGGCCAGAGCGGGGTGCGCGGGCCGTCTCAGGCTTGGGTCGCAAGTATCGGGGCGGGAACCGCAGCACCGAATGTGACCACCTGGGGCACTTCTGCCAGCGGCACGGATGGCAATACCACCATCACCGCAGTGATCATGCTG